ATCCCGATCCGTCTAACGGAATCGTCAGGGCTATTGATGTGGATAAGGACTTCGACTCACGCCCCAGCACAGGTGCTTATCTTGCCGACCAAATACGCCTATGTGCCAAGAAGGACAAACGAATCTCATATGTCATCTTCGCAGGTCGAATTGCCTCATCTAAGTCATTTTGGCGTTGGCGTTCTTACTCTGGGGTTAATCGCCACGATCATCACATTCATATCAGCTTTACCAAAAAGGGTGACAAAGATTCTTCGTTCTTCCAAATCCCAATGCTAGGAGCAAACACATGAACATGAAAAACCCTCTCGTCCTAACTGCTGGTGCATTTCTCTCAGCTTGGGCTGCAAGTAACTTCGATGTCGATTACCGTGCAATTCTTTGGGCGGTACTAGCAGGCGTATTCGGATACGCAACTCCGAAGAAATGACACAACAGGACTTCTTAACGCTATACATAGCGACAATCTCAGTCATCGGTGGTCTTGCTGGTTATGTCATCACGCATCTGTTGAGTGAAATTAAACGACTCAATTCGCGTGTCGATGAAATCTATAACATCCTTCTAGAGCGATAATTTTTCTCATGGCTAGAAAAGCAACGAGAGCTTTACAGGATCAAGACTATTCCAAACTTGATGCCTACAGCATTGGACTTAATGAGTTCTATAAATCATTGCGCCGTGCTGGGTTTTCTGTTGATTTGGCACTTGCCATAATTATTGAACGAAGTGCATATCCGGACTGGATACTGCCTACTCCAATCAACCCTAATATCCCAGAGCCAGACTGGTATGACGATGAGGATGAATGAAGCGAACCGTAGTAGTTCCGGACTTACAAGTTCCCTATCACGATGCAGTAGCTGTTAAAAATGTTGCAAGTTTTATTAAGGCGTTTCGCCCCGATTCTGTCGTTACTCTTGGAGATGAAATCGATCTCCCACAAATATCACGATGGACAGAAAACACACCAGGCTGGTACGAGCAGACACTAGCTGCTGACAGAGACGAGACGGTTGAAGTTCTGTGGTCATTAGTTGAGCATTCTAAAGAAGCTCACATGATCCGAAGCAATCACACAGACCGTCTTTACAATGTCACGATGAAAAAGATTCCTGCATTCTTAGCATTGCCTGAGTTGCGCTTCGAGAAGTTTATGAAGCTCGATGAACTGGGCATTACTTACCATAAGAAACCCTACGCCATCGCTAGGGGCATTGTGGCAGTTCATGGGGATGAGCAGAGCGTAAAGCCTACACCTGGCTTAACAGCCCTTGAAGCGGCTCGTAGGCATGGTATTAGCGTTATATGTGGTCACACCCACAGAGCAGGTCAATCAGCCTTCACAGAGGCTTCTGGCGGGCGTATAGGGCGCATTCTAAGGGGCTGGGAAGCAGGGCATCTGATGGATGTCAGGCAGGCTCATTACACTAAGGGCACAATGAACTGGCAGCAGGCGTTTATCATCATCGAGGAAATAGGCACAAATGTGCAGGTCAGCATCATCAACCTAGAGAAGGACGGTACATTCGTTGTGTCAGGTAAGAGATACGGGCGCGCTCGGTAACGACATTTCCAGAGACATCGATGACCACATGGATGACTCAGAATTGTTACCGTTTCGTTATCAAAATCTACTGAATAAATCCCATTAGCTGTGCAACACTCTTCCTGTTCCCGAAGTACGGGGCAAGAAAGGGCAAAATGATTATCAATTCATTAACGATTCTGATGATTGCAGGTGTTGGCTTAATGTCTTACTTCTCCTTTAGATTAGGTCAAGAAGTTGGCTACGATCAAGGGCTGGTAGATGGTCGCAAAGCCGTCCGAAAGTATTACGAGCAGGTGGGTCGATGAAAGCAACTGAGGCGCTTATCAATGCAATCGACATCATGCAAGATCGTGGCAAGGTCTATGGTCATCCGAAAATCAATCAAGGTCGCATCGCTGCGAGGTTATCCTGTCTACTTGATTACCCAATCACAGACGCACAAGCTGCTCTTGCAATGGTCGAAGTCAAGCTCGCAAGAATCACCGAAACACCAGGACACACAGATTCTTACATTGATGCAATAGCCTATTTGGCAATAGCAATTCAATTACAAACAGAGGCGGATGAACTTTATGTTTAACCTAGAAGATTACGAGACAGTAGAAGTAAGGCTAGAGAAGTTCATTAAGGACTTCCCAGATTTCCGTGTTGAAACGGAGTTAGTGAGTTTCCAAAATGACAGATACATTGTTAAAGCATGGATTTATCGTACTTTCGCTGATAGCACGCCGTTCTCCAGCGGACTCGCTGAGGAGACGATTAGCAGTCGAGGCGTTAATGCAACTAGCGCATTGGAAAACTGCGAAACTAGCGCGATCGGCAGAGCGCTTGCGAATGCTGGTTATGCAAGCAAGGGTAAACGACCAAGTAAAGAGGAAATGGTTAAGGTCACAAGAGCCAAACTCAACCAGCCAGCAGAAAAGTATCTCTCTGTCGTAAATGAAGCTGATCCATGGACTATTAAAACAGTTGCAGCACCGGCAACATCTGCTGAAGCAGTCGCTGTTGTGAAGGACATTATAGGGGGCACAACTGACAAGGATGTTCCACGATGCCCACATGGTGAAATGCATTGGGCGCATGGAATGACGAAGGCTAATAAAGCGTGGGGTCATTTCAAGTGCATGGCTGCAGCTACAGGCGAGATAAATCGATGCCCTAAAGGCGAAGATGTTATCTGGTATGAGATTGGCCCAGATGGGGCATGGCGACCACAGAAGGTACGCTCATGATGACCAAGTATGTTTACAGCTTCTTTGGCTACTCCGGTGTGGGTAATTGCAATGATTGCGATGAGGACACAATGCTAAATGATTATAAGCGTGACGATGGTTTATTCGTTGCACTATGTGAGAAGTGTGAAGATAGGTTGGGATTATAAATGGGCGAAATGGTAATCTTTGATGATGGCACAGCAACCATCTTGGGCGGACAGCTCGAAGAGCCGCAGGATATTGTTATCTATTGCGATCTTTGCAATGAGCCTGTGGCTATTACTCCAGAGGCTAATGACCAGGTATTTGTTACCTGTCTGAGATGTCATGCAGTTAGCCATATTGCACTTAAAACATCGAAAGAAGCAGATGCCGAGCCAACACAGGAAACATAGAGGTTATGCGACTGAACGGCTGGTCGCCACCTACTTGCAGCAATGGTGGGGCTCAGCTAGCGTAGGTCGAGGTCAAGGCGCTGATATTCAAAATGTCCCGTTCGACATTGAGATTAAGGCGCGTAACTCACTTGACATCAAGGGGACACTACGCCAGATCAAGGCTCGCACATCCCAAACTGGGGAGTTAGGATTTGCTTGCTTCAGACTCAATGGGCAAGGGGAAGCATCAGTCGAGGAGTTCGTCTGTATGCTGACATTGGGTGATCTGGTGCAGTTATTAAGAAAAGCAGATTATGACCGAATCCCATCAGGTGACATTGATTGGGAAAAAACAATGGTTCGATGTGATTCATGTGGTAGTTGGAAAGTCAAATGGTGGGAGTGTAAAAGTTGTGGGAAAGAAGCGCCTAATGCCAATGTATGAATATCGTTGCCCTATTTGTAATACTCAAATGGAGTTAGAACTGTCTATGGATCATGATTTAGTTCGATGTACAGATTGTGGCGCACAAGCTAATCGCATCTATTCAGTACCTGGCATAGTGTTTAAGGGTAAAGGGTTTTACTCAACGGATAAAGGCGATAAGTAATGGACAAGTGGGGTAAGCAGAATGTTAAGTGTCCAGATTGCAAGAAGCCACAGCTTATGACCTATGAAACTGCTTATGATTATCAAGTAAGTAACAGTTATTGCATCAGATATTTTGAAAGATTATGTGCCAATTGCCTGTATTGGTGTGGCTGGATATGGGTTGATAACGGATCAATTAAGCTTCCTATTGCATAAGAAACGCCGTCCTGACCAGCACTTATAGAAATGGATTTGACATGAGCGGTACACTCAGAGCGCTAGAGCCCTTCAGGGGCTCAGAGCGAACCGTGAAGCGGTTAGTTCGCTCGGTAGCAATCGTTATTGGGGCAGCTCTATGCTTCTCCATAGGATCAGCATCAGGGGCGACAAACGATGCAACTAAACGCATTACATCAAAAGAGTATGCAAGAGGACAATTAACAGTTAAGAATTACAAATGTTTAGCTACTCTTTACGGTAAAGAATCAGCATGGAAGTGGAAAGCAGTAGGCAACATAGGTGGTACACATCAGGTGTATGGGATACCACAAGGCAAGAGTGAGTGGTTAAGAACTGCTAATCCATTAGAGCAGATTGATTGGGGCTTACGATATATAGGACATAGGTATG